GACATCTCTTCTAAACATTTCATACACAGGTTTTCCGTCTTCAATCTGTCCTAGTTTGTTTAATACATAAACATCTATCCATGATTTAGTCTTACCTCGTATGATATTTGAGTAATAATTTGAAGTTAAATTTTTTCCGTTTTCTTTTTTATCATTATCAAGATAAGTTTCAATGTGTCCCTCTTTATCAAAGCTTTCGTGCATTGCTGGTGGTTGATTATAGAATATCCAGTTATCTGGTTTGACTAACATCTTAGCTTCTTGTTTGGTAATATAATCAGGAATAACCGATTCTCCAGCTAGGATTGACCACCAATGATCTGTATCTGGAGGGTTAGTATCAGCAATAACGCCATACCAACTCGGTCCACCATCTCTCATAGAGGGGTATCTACCTACTCTCATGGTACAAGCATCAACAATTGATTTAGGAATCTCTCTCGCCTCGTTAATCCAGATGCCTGTTAACTCTAAAGATAAGAGTTTCTTAACATCTTCTGGTCTATCTAGGGCTAGAAAGATAACCTCTAAGTCCAATTCGCCTTTTTTAATGTGGTGAGTATAGGGAACTGACCAGCCAAACCTACCCCAGTTATCTTCATCAAACCAGTCTAACCAAGTCTTAATGGTAGTAGTTTTGAGCTGTGGATTGGTATTACGAATAACAGCCCACCTAGATTTTCTAATGCCTTGATCGTTTTTTTTCTGGACTAAGGCTCTTCTTAGTATTTCAATACAACAACAAACCGACTTACCACTCCCTACAGGACCACGAAGTCCCCTAAAGAATGATTCATCTTTCATGAATTGCTTTATCGTATCGCCATCGGGCTTATAGTTTAACGATGCCATCGTCTGTTACAACCTTTTTGTTAACCGCCATCTTGTATAACATATCCAATGTTTCTGGTTTAAGGGTTTCAAGGACCTTATCAGCCTCATAATCGGTCATAAAGTCTCTTGGGTAGTCTGACATGTATCTGAGCTTAACAGCTGTTCTGAGCTTTTTAAGACCGTCAAATGAGTACTTATTGAGTTTCTCTATCGAATGAGCCATTTATTGTCCATCAATCAGTTCTTTTGCCATACGGGTTGCATCTTCTCTTGAATGACCACGAGCCATTTTGGTTTCAATATAAAGTTTAACTTTGTTGTTACGCTCGGCTCTAGCATTTTTAGCATCTGCTTTTGCTATAGCATCGGCTCTTTTTTGTAGTTTAGATACTCTGTTCATGGTCTATTAAGTTCACGTAGATCAAATTGTTTCTTCCTTAGCTTTTCTAATTCTGGCATATCTACGTTAGATCCAGACAATAAAGATTTGCCGGTTTGATAAGTTAAAGTTCCTTTCCCTATTGCGGCTCCTGTATAACCAAAACCCTTTTTAATATCTCTTATATTTTTTGCCATACCAATTGAAGATTTGTTTAACTTGGTAATTCTTTGATTAATTTTTTTATCAACCGATTCTAACTTTGGTACTTTTTTAAAATTTTTCCCCATACCAATTAGCCTTTGACCTTGTGGGTTTACTACCAATCCTCTCTGAAGATAGGCACTACCCAACATTTTATTAGATGCTTTAACTTTAGCATCTGATCTAAAAATATTTTTGGTAGCTTTAAATCCTTTTAGAATACTTTTACCTCCAGCTAAGTTCTGGTCTTTAAATCTAGATAAATACTTTGCACCCTTATAAGCCAACCCTACCTTAGCAAAAGGATTGAAAACAATACTTATACCAGAACCAATAAGACTGGCACCTTTGTAAGCAGCTTTTGCACCACTAACCACGCCTTTAGTTATCTTTCTAAATTGATCTAAATCAGGAAGTTTTTTTATTTTCTTGTCCATTAGTATCTCCTTCTATTCTTATCTTTGGCTGCCTTACGCCTTTCATTTCTTCTATTTGCCACTTTTAAGTTTCTCTCTGGCTAATTTATTATTTTTTAATGTTTCTTTAATTAAATCATCATTGTTATAAAACGAATCTTTTTTCTTTGGTCCTTTCAATAATGATTTCCTAATCTCTGTAAATACCTCTCTTCTAGCCTTAAACGGATCTTTAGCTGGGTTATTTTTTTTTGCTAAGTTAACCGCAACTCTTATTGCTGTTCTAGCTAGTATGGGTATTAAAGGGGTTGCCATTACTTTTTCTTTTTTATGGGTTTATTAACAGGTTTCTTCATAGGCGGTCTGCCTTTCTTAGATCCATATGTTCCTTTACCTTGTGGCATTGTTTTTACTCCCTACAAAAAAAATATTTTTTTCGCATACGTTGTTCAATTAATTATATATATACCATAGGTTGTGGGTGTTGTAACGAGCTTTTTTAGAGAATTGTGAGTGTCGGGGAGGTTACTACATTGCTAACCCTAGATTTTGGAACCCCCCTAGAGTCTACTGTCTATCTATCAGCACAGGATTCACGAGGCATGTAGATATGTATTTATCCTAAGTCTATCTTTATGTTGAAGTCACCAGCGAGCATGTGCTGATGTTTCTCAGGTGCCTTGAAACCAGAACGATCGAGAATATCTTTGCTTGCCTCTAGTTGTACATACTCACTCTTCGCACCTGAAGAAAGAGACACTAGACTCTCCAATGCTTTTGCACTAGATTGATTCAGCTTGTGTCTTAGTTGACTGGTATAGTATTCCTGTACCTTTGGTAACTGTAGTGCTTTACTCGCACTTACTCTTGCTGAGTTTCCCTTGTAACCAGCCAACTTCGAGGCTTTAGTTATACTACATCCTGTAGCTACGATGGTATCTACTAAAGTCTTCTGTTTTACTGTAAGAGAATCCACAAGCTTACTCTTATTCACCAGGGTTCCTCTCATTTCAGCCTCCATATCGTTTGTTAAGCAAAAGCTATTGGTTACAGCGTACTAAACACTGAGTGATTTTGCAATATCTCGACCATTCTCTATGTCATCTCTTCGCTTACGAGTAGATTCGAGAGTTACTCGAGGGTGGACATTGTGGTTTGAACCTAAGTTCGCTTTCAAGTTTTCAAGTACTCTTCTGCTCTGTCCATAACTCTAACGCTGGCTTCTTGTTGATTTCTTGGGTCATATATTTCCAGTACCTTGTTTCGTCTAATTTATTAATATGTACAAAGATTTCATCAACATTTTGAATTATGAGCAAGGACGAAAGAATTTACACAGTAAATTAATTCGCCAGCTTTGCTGGTCATTCTGATCCTTGCACATAATGAAAAATGTGAGAATCTAATTGTACATAATAAATTGACGAAAGTCGGAGGAAATATTATGACTAAGAAACAAACAATAAGCCAGAGAGTTATTGGACAGTTTGAAGAAACTTTCAATACTCTTAGCGAACTTGGTTCAAATCCAAATGGTCCAGAGTTTAAATCTGCGACTCATTCTCCAGCGAAGAGATTCCTAGAGAATATTGGACGAGATGCAAAATCAACTAGTGTTTATTTCGGTAACCTATTAGCTTTGAACAAAGCAGATATGGAGGCTGAAATGGAGGGCGTTGGTGAAGCAAGAGTTAAGATTGATGAATGTCTCAACAGTAAAATGGAAGACTTCACTACATCTCAACGCTATCAATCGGCTGTATATAAACTAAATCATTTAGTTTTTATCTGGGCAAAAGGGAAACTCAAATCAGAATTTGATTGCGAGTTTAACCCTGATGTTTCCAAATCAGCATTGAATGCAAATAAGATGTCAAATAAGACACAAGCATTTGCTGAATACTCAGCTATCTAGCTGAGCAAAAGATTGGAGAGACAAGTGTCTCTCCTTTCTTCATGTTCATTCTAGTATGAACAACAGATTCAAGCACCAAATCACCAGAGAAACATGCTGAGCGTGGTAGATACTGGACGATGCGGTGCTTAGATTCCTCCGATGGATGAGGCGTGTGCTACACACACAACACACGCTCATCTCTCGAGGAGATGAATAACTTAATTGATTGTATGATCGAGGATTTAAATGCTGTTTAAAAAAATGTGTTTTTGTTCTGTGCAAACACATTTTTTTTAACAACATTTACTTGTTGTTTCAGCGTATAGATAGTACAATAGTATAACACTTGGAGGACAATATGAAACCATTCGATCAATTACAG